CATGTCTCCGCAGTTACGTATGTAACTCACGAAGTGTTGAGAAACTGCTCCAGGTATGATGACATTGAAGTCACTCATCAGGCGTAGTTTAGAAACGTGTATCTTCAACAGAGTATCCCTGTGTTGTTGATACAACGCACGCAAACGCTCAACATTTGCTCTATCCTCAGGTACCAGCCTGAGAATAACTTTTGCTTTTTGGGCCATAGCTATGTTTAATCTCCTTATACCGCTTCTGTTAATACTATCTAGTTCAGCACCATATTTACTAGCTATGTGGTTAACATAGTCCTGCGCTCCCGGATCAATTATCTTTGCAACTTCTAATGCTTCAGAAGTAGGCGCTTCTACCATATATGTAGTAAATTTCATATTCTGTATTTCAGCTGTTTTTGACCATCCTCCTTGTATTAAATGGGTGTTGTAATATCTGTTACATAAATCTATTGGAACTTCAAAATATTGTGCCCATCTAGCAACTAATGTATTCTCTATTTTTATGATTACATCCATTGGTGCTCCTCTTTCAACTAAACTGTAAATCCTAGTTCTAGTAGCATCTAGTGCATTTGACATTGTCACCATGGCTGTAGATTCTATTCTAGAGTGCACTGCAGTCGTGCATGCTCTAGTCAAATATTGTGCTCCAGTCGGACTTGTTGCTCTGCCATCTACTCGTAGAAATTCAGCGATAGTTCCAATGTTCATTTTTGTTGTTTGTGCTCTAATTCCTTTCTTCTCGGCTTTAGTTATAAGTTTGATCGCATCTAGTATACTAGGGCATGCAGCAAACACATCGTCACCATTATGTATGGCATAGTCAACGTGGTCTGATAGCCCCGCTTCCATTAAGTACACTCTGTTTAGTACTGAATTGACGAACGACGTATGGCGCCATCCACTGTATAAGGTTCCATCTACTTCTGTTGTTTTTTGTAATTTATTAAAATTAACCATTAACTTATCAATACTTTTACTTGTCCAGCTACATGCTGCTAACTGGTCTGCTGTTAAATAAGATCTAAACACGTTAGTCCAAGCGTCAATAACAGCTTTCATAGAACTCTTTGAGTGCTGCGAGTTAAAGTCATCATAGTCATAGCATAGTGGTACACTCTCTTTCATTTTGTCTATAACATACTGAACATATTCTGCATTGGCATTGTCCCCTACAGGAAAGTACGAAGGTAAGCATCCTTCGCAGTCACCCATTGAGAAATCAGCCATTACATAACTCGTTATATCACATCCATAAAGCGCTCTAACTTTATCCCATTCATATTTGGTACTTGTGCTGGCATATATCATAGGCGGTCGTTGCAAGAAGTGTGCAAGACTTCTATTCTTCATCGCTGACAAAACAGTTGTCTTGTTCCTGTTAAATACTCCAGGAATCTTCTTCTTAATTTCTATGTCATCATCATACTGTGACACGAAACTACCTGTAGGCATGCTTGCCCATCTAACGTCCCAGTATTCAGCCCACTCTTTGGACTTTGGTTTTTTACCTTCCATTCTTGCTTGCTTAAATATGTTAATGCAGTGATTATACACTGTGTCATAGTCCATATTAATTACATCAAGCCCGGTAGTTCTGTTAAACAACTCTTTATTCCAATCAACATCGTGGTTCAGCCTGTTAAACAAAACATTAAGTTCAAATATATGGTTTAAATCATCTCTAAGGTAATGTTGCAATTGCTTAGATGCAGCTCCTTCTAGTTTTAGTGTATTTTTGAATTCTGTGACATTCCTAGATTTGATTATTATGTCAATTAACATATTAACTGCATACAGCTTTGCTGTACTTATGTATAAGAAAAAGGTTGCCACAGTAGCTTCGGTTATTATTCCTATTTGTTTAGACTTAA